GCACCCATAGGAACATTTCTTGATCCAGCAGAAAGATAAGCACCTTGTCCCTTGCGATAAACTTCTGCAAGTTCTCCATAGAAAAACTTAGTCCCATCAGCTTTTTTCTTGAGACTACCTTTTACTTTTTCGCTTAGTGGTTTTCTTCTTTTTGCCTGTGACATTTTGTTTGGTGCGTGATTTAGATACAGCTTTTATATCAATATACTCTCCTTTTCTATAAGCTTCGGCAGTTCTCTTTATCTCAGCCGCTTTCGCAGACTTACTTTTAGAACCAGACAAGTATTTTTTGGGAATACCTGTTTTTTTGTCCTTTGGAACTCGCCTTAGTTTTCTAGTCACTTCTTAGTTTTCTTTTTAGCAGTGGGCTTAGTCTCTTTGGGCTTTTTTGTTTCTTCTTCGCCCTGTACCTTAAAAATATATCCCATCACTTTTTGCCTCCTTTCTTTTTCTTCTTTGTTCCTTTGGGCTTCATTGATCCGTAGTGTGAAGGCATGACAATAAAAGTAGCTGTCTTTATCTTACTTCCTTTTGCGTTTTTTAGCAGTTGATAAAGCTATTGCTTGAGCTTGTTTTAATGTCTTGCCCTCTTTCATAAGCAAACGTATGTTGCCAGAGATAGTCTTTTGTGATTTGCCTTTTTTAAGTGGCATAACTAAACTACAACTATGCTTACTATAACTATTACCACCCCACTAGGGGATATTGAGATTCAACATTCTAAACAAACAGCAAAGGCTGTTGGTAATCAAAGGGCTGTTGATTTCTGGAATAATGATGTAGATATGGGTTTATATGGCATACATGGTCATTTGTTTGATAAAGATGACTGTGACATTGCAGACGTTATCAGTGCGGCTATGGATTCAGTGGGATTCAACAATGTAAAAATCCCAGAAAAATCAAGATTACAAGCTATCGAAGAATTAAAAAGTTATCCATCAGGCTATCCTATAGGCCCGTTGCCCTAGACATACCAACAACAATCTCAAAAAGATCGGGGTGTTGCATCAGTAATTTTGTCATAGACTCTGTACCAGCAAATCTTTCTATGCTCATTGATAAAACCTCAGATGGCTCAGTATCTAAAGTAATACCAAATTTAGAAAAATCATAAGGCTCATAAACCTTTCCCATATATGGTGAGATATATTCATTTACAAGGGCTACTTCATCTTTTCTGTAGCCGCCTCTTCGTATGTCCTCAAGTTTATATACAGGCTTTCCAAGTTTTTCTGTAGGTTTTTTAACAATAGAAGCTTTCTTATTTTGCATAGCATCAATAATTTTATCTTTATCTGTAAAACCTTTATCCAGTTTCCACTTGTTCAAGTATTTATTTAATTTTGGATTAGCTACTTCTACTGAATGTGATATTTCATGGAAAGTAGTTGCTTTTCGAACATTTAAAAACTTTGAACCAACTTTTCTTGTTCTAGCACTTGCAGTCATTGACCCTTCCCAGAATTTGTTTGATGCTCTTGATGCCTTACCAATTTTTGTTATAGCTGGTATTCCATTTGCTGAATCAACAAATCCATTGCCATTAAACATTCTTATGTACTCATTAAGTTGACCACGCAGTTCTGTTTTTTGTGCAGCGTTAAAAGTTGTTATCTTTACATTTTTAATAAACTTATCTATTTGTGTATCATTCAAAGGTGTATCTAGCATTTTATTTCTAAGTTTTTCAAGGCTGTTAGTAAAAGATTCTTTGTATTTTAGATAAGCATTTTTGGCTTTATCAAATTTATCTAAAGCTGCCATATTTGTAGCAGCCTCCTTTGCAGTTTTTACATATTCAGCATCTAATTTTTTAAGTTTATTTACATCTAATACTCCTACCTCTTCCATGAGTTCTTTTCCAGCTTTCCTTAATTGATCTGGACTTGAATCCACTAGCCTTCTTTCAAATCCGACAGGTTTCGCAACAGGTTTAGGAGTTTTTGTTCTAATTGTTATATCTCTGGGCTTGCCATACAATCTTTCCAAGTCTTTCAAACTTCTTTCGCTTCCATCTTCTCTAACCATTTTCCTGATAGCCTTCTGCCCTGACCCTTCCTTCTTTGCCAAGCGTTCAAAATATCTAACCTTTTGTTCATTACCTAAAGTTTTGACCTTTAGTTTCTTGTCCTGACCTAAAAGCCAGTCACCATACTGAGTGTCTTGTGGTACTCTACCAGTCCCCTCTCCTGTAGGTCGGGTTACAACTTTGCCTTTGGGTGGTGGTGTTAAGTCCTCAAATCCTTTTTGTTTCTTTAACCCTGCATAATCAACAACAGGAACAGTAGTAGATCGGCAGTTAAAATGCTGTGGTGGTGTTGGGCCTTTGTTATATGCGAACTTTCTACCATCAAGCCTCCGACATATTGGACTTGTCCTACTATCAAGCGTTGCAACATATTCATACTTAGGAGCAACTTTACTGTTTGCTGCATAGACAGCCTGTGATGCCTGATTTTGTACTTGGTTTACAGATGTTCTGACTATAGTTTGTATTTGATTTGTAGATAACTTTATAAGCTCTCCACCAGCTTGTGATATTTGTTTAACAGATGTAGGAAAAGTTCCAAACTCTAATTTACCTACCATGCGTCTTGCTATCTCCTGTGTTGACTCTCCACTAAACACACCCTGCCTTATATGTCTTGCAAGACTCTCTTGCTGTCTTGTTGCTATTCCTCTAAATGCTTTCTCGACTGTTTCCCCATTAGGTAAAGTCATTGATGCCCCTTGAGTAGCCGTTAGATCAAACTTGCCTTGTCCAAACTTGGCAAAAGAATCTTCCTTAAATGCTTTGCTGGTAAATACATTGACCTTAGTGGGGTCTGTGCTTACAAAAGAATCTGCATACTTTGGACTAATAGCAACTGAATTAATTGGAATATTTCCTGATTTTGTTACTTTTTTTAGTTCATTCTGTACAAAGTTAGTCTGCAAATAGGCTAATCCTTGCAATTCTTTTTTGAAATCTTTAGCTGTAGCACCAGACCACTTATTCAAACTTGACTTTGCCTGACTAATTATTGATCTCAGTCTTTTTCTTGTTTGCGGTGATATGACAACCCCTTCCCCTGCGGCTTGCTGTCTAAGATCAATTTGTTTAAGTTTCTTTGCTGCAACAATAATCACATCAGAATAAGTAGTTGCATATTTCCTTGCTACGGCATTGCTATACCTGTTTAGATCAATAGTCTCCCTAAAAAATACCTCTGGAATACTCATCTATCATTCTTCTCCCTCTTCCTCCTCCTCTTCTGGTTCTTCGTCAGGTTCTTCTGGTGGCTCTACTTCTGTTAAACCTCCCTGCTGTGTGCCTTCAATCTCTTCCTCTACATCAAAGTCATCACCAAGCACCTCGCCAGCAGATAGTTGATTCAACAATGTTTCCTGAGTAATAGTTCCAGCAGTAAACAATGTGAGCAATGAAGTTATCTCCTGTGGTTCTAGTCTTGCACTTACAAAGTCTCTGTTAACAAAAGAACTACCAGCATTAGGTTCATTGAGATATTCACTGTGAAACTTGAGGCAGTTATCAATCAAGTCTTGCATCTGCTGTGCAATCACCATCATTGTGCTGTCATTCTGTGATCTATCTATCCTCTTGGCCTCTGCTGACTCTCCTACCAACTTCTGTCCAAGTACTGCGGCTAGTGACAATGTATTGATTTGTTCTGCAATATCTTTCAATCTTGTGAACTGGCTGTCATAACTATCACCAGATGGGCTGATATATTCCATGCGAGACTCAGGTGGCAGTGATAGTGCCTCATTAGGGCCTGTTGTTATCTCATCTGCATTTGGATAGCCAAATACTGCAAGCATAGGAACAGAACTGATATGCAAGATATTATCCAAGTCAGACTGTATCTGATAATGCTTAAGGTTTAGTTCTGCAATGTCATACAAAGGACTGCGGCTTTCGTAGTAACCAACTCTGTTTGAGTAGGCAATGGCAAAAGGAATCTTGTCTTTAAGGCTCATTTCACCTTCATCAAATAATTTATATTCATTCTTTTTATCATCTTTTCTGTGAATCTCATATCTACCACGTTCAAGCACCCTGATCTGTTTAATAATCTTGTCACCATACTTTCCATCTGGTTCAACAACCTGTTCCAATAAACGCAGTTGTGTGAGTTGCCTTGCACCATCTATGATCTCAGACCTAAATCCTAGAATATCTTTTGGTGTATAAGTCACCCAATATGGTCTGGTCTTGTCCCCTTCCTTCGGTGCATCTACTAAAACACCTACATGACCAAAGCTGATTGCTAATCTTGCTGTGTTGTATAACCAAACATTTAGATCATTACCTTCAAGGTCAACATCAAACAACTGTTCTCTTACTAAATCAGATACATCATCTAGTCTTACTGGCTTCCTGACCAACATACCTGACAACATCTTTTCAATACGCTGCAAATATGGCACTACTGTTGACCTACTAAGCCTTACGTCATAGCTATCGTCTGTTTCTCTTGCCTCCTGTGGCAAATACTTCCTATGTTCACTCCTGATCTTGTATGTTCCTTCCTTCAAGTCTGTAATCAAATCCCAAAACTGAGCCATGCGTTGATAGGCTGCATTAGGGCTGGCAACTGTAGTAGCAGCTTGTGTTATGGGCTGATTGTAAATATTTAGTGAGCTATACACAGTTTTGCCTCAATACTATCATGTTCTTAATATATTCTAATCCCTGTTGCTTTGCCCGACCTTGCAAATAATGGATTGAACTCTCTCCAAATGCAATATCCAAGCGCATCGGCCATATGGTCATAGCCTGACTCTTTATCTGGTTCTCCTTTTTCTGTGTATGACTGAAGTTCCATTGATTCAATTAGCTTTCTGCAACTGGCATGGATTTGTAAACGGCTTTCCCCCTTGCCGTTACATAGTAAAGCCTGTACGGCAGAAATCCTGTCTCTGACTGGCGGGTTGCTGCGTGGGCTTTGATTGCTGAACCCATATCCTTCAAGAATCTGAATGTCCGTCTGACTTGCATTAGTACTTCTGTTGCCTCCA